AACCGTCCTCAGCTAACTTACGCAATCGCACTTCTTTATACTTCCTCGATAGTCTTGGGTCGTTGCGCTTGCTACTCAATGCCAACCCTTTCTTAACCAATGACTCCATGCATTGCATGCATTGCCATCATATCTATGATCTATATACTTAAGTCCATAGTGTATCTGTTCAATGGCTGTCTTATCAGCTATGAGTGCGTTCTTTAACTGGGGTATTCCATAGGTATGGTACTTACCAGATAGGTTGCCAATTGCATAAGGGTTGAAGGCTGACTCTTTACCATAAAGTCTAATAAGACATATTGCTTCTTGCTTAGGCAGTACAAGCCTTATGTAATCCTTGGGTTGTATAGCTTCTATTGAGCCACTAGATGCATGTGCCATTGGTATGAATAGAGATATCCCAATAGCGGCGGCTACCCCCCGAGCTACGCGCAGGCGGCTCGGAGTGAGCCCTTGATGGGCTCTAGCCTGTAGAGTACCATGCCTGTCAAACATGTGGATAACTCCCGCGTTAAGTGCGTGTCGCACCCTACTTATCCACAGGTGTGCATAACTATTTATCTGTAGAGTAGAAGCCAGTCCCTGTAAAGTGAACAGCAACTGAGCTGTAAATCTTGCGCATACTTGACCCGCAGAACGGGCAATCAACATCATGTGGTTCATTTATTTTTAACTCCTTGTCATAGCGGGCATTGGCCTCGCATAACTCGTTGTCGCACTCGAACTCATAAATCGGCATTACTTGCACGTCCTACATGGCACATTGACCAACTTCCACGATCCACATTGTGTGCATCTCTCAGGCTCTAATTGTACCGAGTCTGTCTTGATATCGCCGTAACCTGACATAAGCAATAGTTGAACCAAGTCACCAAACCGCATGAAAGCAAGATACTCGGCAGCATCTTCACCCTGTCCATTCATACGGCACACCACGAAGGGAAGCTCTTTGCCCCCTGCTCTCTTAGTGACCTGCTTCAACCAACTGAGAGGAGCAAACTCGGTTCTAGCCTTGATCTCACAATCGAAAGGAACGTTGTGAATATCCTTGCCTGCTCCTCTACCGACACTAGCGTTCTCCCACCATTGAGATAAATAGGATTCAATTACTCGCTCGGTGCGATAGCCTCGGTGTTTCCTGCTCTGGGACATAGATTAGGTTATGCCTTGCCAGCAGAATTTATTGTGTGGCACTTGTCGCACTTCCAAGAATTGAGCATTGCTCGTTGCTTGATCTGCGAGACTGTTGGAGGCGTATTACATAACTGGCAGATAATGGCAAAGCCCAGTTTTTGTAAATCAAATGCTGATGCTTCAGCAGCTGCTAATTCCTCATCTGTAGGGAATTGCTCCCACTCATCGTCCATATTGCGAAAATACAATTTACCCACGATCTGCTCGTTTCTGCCATGTGCCATCTTTAGCAATCTCGTACCAGATAGGATCACAAGGCTGCTCGCCTCCAGGCATATCTCTGGTTGCTTGAGCAGGACAACGCCAATGACCCCATTGCTTATTGCCAGTCTTTGTTGTCCCAGTTTTCCAGATGCGCGCTCCATGCACACAGCTCTCGTCCACCGCAGTGCCACCAAGAGCCTGCTGAACCATCTCGACTGCTGTCTCTAGTGTCTGAACTGGTGGTGCTTCCCAAGTTGTCCATGGATCATCTGCCTTTGCTATCGGGACATATTGCTGTGAAGTATCTGCCATCTTAGCCTTTACTTCTTCCACCTTAGCCTTTACTTCAGCCATCTTTACAACCTTGCCCATTTCTTCGCGGCTTGGTCTCTTTCCCTTTGTCGCATAGCCAGCCGTAGCCAAAGCACGACCAATCGCAGACGTTTCACAATTTTCGAGAGCTGAAGTAGCGTTAACTCCACGCCCCTGTACCGTTTCTTCCGCGAGCCCAGTACTCCAAGCCTGTTGATCAGCTTCAGTTCGATATATGTAAGCCTGTACGATAAAACGTGAAGCACTTGCTTCAATAAGTTTTGTTTCAATCCGACCATCTGGGTGCTCCTTCCAATACTTTATAAGGCGTTCTTCAACTGTCTCGTAATCATCTAGGTTAAACATATAGATCGTTCTCCTCAGTGTGTAATTGCCCTGCTATTGAACAGTACGCGACAAGGTCGATGTAAGTGTCTGACTTTGCAGTCTCCATGCTTCTTGCGATTTTGACCAATGCCATACACATCGCCACCTGATAATCCGTAACTGGCACTTCGAGGTATGCGCTCCAGAGTGAGGCTGTGCGCTGCATATTGTCGCTAGGGTGACCGTAATCAAGTCCTCGGTCTTGGATAGTAGCTCTCGCTTCGTTGAGGTAGTCACGGGCGTTCATCGACCAACCTGCTCGAGCTGACGCTGTGTCTTGCGTAAGGCAATACGCCCTGCAATCTTGCCGTGTTCGTGTCCCTTTGAGTAGCCTAGAAAGAACCCTACGATGCCACCAAGTAGAAGCATTGCAAGGATTATGTGATCATGATTCATGTGTAGCCCTTCTGTCCCATACTTTGGGAACAGCAGAAGTATTACATCAGGTGAAGCTGACAGAAGCCGAACTTGTATAACGAAACGGTAACGATTTCATCAACTGTCTCGTCTCCGAAGTCTGGTCTAGCGAACCCTTCCATAGACCTTTCCTTGGACTATGAACGTGCCGTTCTTCTCGATGTGGATTATGTCCACCTGCACGTTGCTGCCCTTTACATACATGATGGCAAAGGCTTGCTGCCAATTAGCCGTTCCCTTGACGTATCCAGCCTGTCTAAAGTCCATGAGATTACCTACCTCAACACCATGTAGAACACGCCCTATACGGCCTCCAGAGGCTTCTGTGAAGGCGCTACGGCCTGCCCTGTGAGTATGTCCTGAGATGACGTTCTTGCCATGCCTACGGGCTGCTTCAAGGGCTGAAAGACCGCCTAGTTGCTTAATAGGCGTGTGGTCGCCATGGACTGCAATCCAGTTAGGAGCAATGGCCATTGGGTTCTTGTGAAAGGTTATGCCTAGTTCATCAAACTTCATGAACTTTTCAAAGCGCAACTCTGGAAGGCTCAAAAAGCTGGGAATCTTCTTCATGATTATGTTGTAAAGACGGTCTGTGTGGTTAGATCGTATGCAATCTGTGACGCCTAGTTCCCAGAGAAGCTGAACACACTGGTCTCGGTCATCGCCAAGGGTCTGCTCGTAGGCTTGAGGCGTACCTTCTGACCACTTGCTTATAGTCTGGAAGTCAATCTCGTCACCAATGGTAACTGTCTGGTCTGGCTTAAAGGTCTTGAGAAATCGAACAATGTTCTGAGTTACATGTACGTCCTCGAAGGGAACTTGCAGGTCGGAAAGTATAACTATCCGTTTGACTGTCATTTAGTCCTCGTCGTCGTCCTCGTAGGGATTACCCGATATTTTCTCAATTGGCTTTGCTGGCAAAATCCAGTCAGGATAGGACTCACGATCTAGTAGAAGCCAGAAAGCCATATCAGTAGAAAAGCCAGCTTTGCGCAGACTGGTGTAATAAACGTGCAGAGCAATGCAGTATTGGTCTAGAGCTGAGTAAGCATCTAGGTCAATGACCTTCTTAGTTCTTGCCATGAGATAAGTGTTACTTACCTAACATCTCGATTATTGTATCGACACGCACTTCAAGGCGATTGACCTGATCCTTAATGCTAGAGCCGCCGTTAGGCTTGAGCTCTGTCAGGTAATGCTTAATCATGAACTGGGTATATGAAGCAACACCACCAAGCACAGTGACAACACCCACAGCCCAAGCAGCATAATCTACCGCGCTCATTTTTTAGGAGTTGCGTACCCAAACACACCTGCGACAAGTGAGCCAAGGATTGCGCGATAGTCCAGAGCGAAGTTAGAGGTTGTACCCCATACTGCTAGGAACGCTCCTACTGACATTACGTAAGGGTTTTTCATGTTCATACTGTTCCGCCTATCATGGGTACATTAAAGAACGAGCCATCTGCATCGCCCTTCTTGGTAAAGCTAATATGGCAATGATGATTGTGCTTATTAGACCCAGTGTAAGGACGCCAAGCCCAAGCCTTCTTAGACGATGCGATTCTTCCATCGAAGATAATATAAGAGATTCTCTTATCGCCACGTTTACCGCAGAGTCGTAGTTGATCCGCAAGGTCAGGCATGAGGTCTGGCTTTGCTTTGCCAGATAAATCCCTGTCAATGTCAATGGCTCGGACGATACCTTCTGCATCAGGATTGTGGTCAGAAGGACGTGCTTGATGACGAGTGTCGCCAATCCAGCCGTCTGAGGTGCGATCTCTATCTGGGTAGTTATCATCGACTTGCAGCCTTAGCTGTTGTCCTGCCTTAGATAGATAGGGTGTGGGCTTCATTGGCGCACTCCCATCGCTTCTGATTGTTAAGCGTTAATTCTTCATGTCCACACTCAGGCATTGGAGCAATAAAAGCGTCGTCAATTGGATCGTATGAATATCCAATTCCAGCATAGTTGTATCTTATACGCCCGTTGTAACTTGTACGCACACAAGGTTGTCCTCTGAAATTGCCATACCATTCTTCTGGAGATAAACCTTCTATAAGTTCTGTCTCGTCAATACCAACAATAACTTCGGTAACTACATTGGAAGCATCAAGAAAAGCATAATGAGCCATTAGACAGTCACCGTTCCTGTTCCCGCTGTAAATTTGTAAATTTTGTATCCACCGCTAGTAGTTAATGTATAAGTTAAACCACCGCCAACGCTTTGCAAATTAGCAAAAGTGTCTGCATAACGAATAATAACAATACCTGAACCGCCGTTACCACCTAATGTTGCGTTAAATCCCGATCCTCCACCGCCACCGTTTCCTGTATTTGCTCCACCAGCTGCTCCAACAGGGCCTCCCGAAGTATCACCACCTGCTCCACCTGCAGAATAAGTAACTGAAGAACCTGAATAAGAATTTGCTAAACCTGCTCCACCTGCACCACCGGAATTACCTGTAGCTGTAGATCCAGTGCCTGATTTTCCTCCGCCGCCACCGCCACCAACTGCGCCTGAGCCTCCGTTACCACCAGCATTTCCTTGTCCAGCAGTTCCATTTCCGCCAACTAAAGTCGTTCCACCATTTCCTGCGCCGCCTCCCGATCCGCCTGACCCTCCGTTTTCGTCTTGAGCGGCTCCGTATCCACCACCTGTTGCTGTGATAGATGAAAAAACACTATTGCTTCCTTGCGCACCATTTGTAAATAGAGAACCACTAGCTGCAGCACCAGCTCCAACAGTTACGGTAAAAGATGAAGAAATTGAAAAAGCTGTGGAAGTTAAAAAACCACCTGCACCACCTCCACCTGTGCCGCGAGTCGAATTGTCTTTACCACTTGCACCACTACCGGCACCTGCGACAACTAAATAATCAACTGCGGTCGGTGCTACTGGAGGTGGGGTTCCACCGCCTAATAATCCTGCTGTAATTGCGCCAATCATTATGCAATGCCACCTGCGACATACCAGACGTCTGTTGCAGTCTTAATGCAGACTGCTGTCTTGTATTGAGCCAAGGTCGGAGAAGCTGCAACCGCACCTGCTGAGAGAACTGTGGTTGTGCCTGAGGTGGTTGCTGAGATAGTTACCGCGCCCACGCCTTTGTTAAGAACTGTGATGGCTGTGCCTACTGGGAACGCTACAGAGGCGTTTGTAGGAATCTTAAAGGCTACTGCTGTTGCCTTGTTCATAGGCACTAGGACTTGGTACTGATCGTCCAAGACTGCTGTGTAGTCAGCTGTAGCGTCTGCATCGACTGTGAACGCGGTAAGCGAATTGTAAATTGCGGCAGTTAAAACGTCGCCCGTGCTGACTGGAAAGGTTGCCATGTTGCTCCTAGTAACTCAAAGTTGATTGTCCGATTATACCGTAGGTACTGCTGCCTATAATGAATCCGTCCACTATAGGTTCGAGCGTGGTTATTGTAACGCTCATCTTGTTAGGTGTGATATCCCAAGCAAAGCCCTGCGCTTGTAGTGTCTTGCTGATTGTGCTGCCTTCTTGAGTCACGTTTGTGATTGCCAAGTTGTTAAAGTAATCCAAGCCAATCATCGTGTCGGTTGGGACTGCTGGGTCTAAGAGATCAACGGTCATTTCGTCAATGCGGATTGTAGTCTCTTTGCGAGTGTTCACATAGTTCGCTGCTGCCCCTGCTACCTGAGTATCTGTCTCAGCTACAAGGTTTTCCTGTGTCAAAGAGTGTGGGAAGTATTTGTCAATAGAAGCCTGAGAGATGACGTTCTGGGCTGTGCCACCTACACGGTTAAACTTCACATCGTTGATAATGAGCTTGTCATCGAAGGCGTACTTCAGGTTCTTGTATGGAATACCTGAAGTCTGGTTAAAGGCTGTGGCTGTATTGGCAAGAGTGCTAGTGACTTGGCTGCGAGACTTGAAGATAGCCGTACCGTCTGGGCTCATGTAGAACGCGCCTAGACCTTCTGAGAACTCTACGTTCTTGACCGCTTCAAGGGTTGTTCGTATAGTCGCTGGGTCTGCTAAGCAGGTTGCATCGCCTGTTGCGATAGATCGCATAGACACAGGCCATTGCACGTCATCGAGAATCTTGCCTATGCGTGTGCCTGTTGTCTGCCCTGCTGGAGTTGTAGGGACTGTAGCCACGTTAGCCATCTGAAGAAGGCGAAAGCCGTCTGTGCAAAGGATATCTACATAGGCAGTTTCCTGCCCTTGAGGGAAGGTGTACTTGTAGTCATTGACATAGCCTGAGAATAGGAAGTGCTGGGCTGTTGTAGTTGTAGCTGCAACACGCAACTTACGCAACGGGACGAGGTAAGGGTAGTAAGGCGATGAGGTGTTCTGTGGGTTAAATGCACCTGTAGGGTCTAGGACTCTGACAATGGCTGTGCCAGCCTCGTAGGTGTCCTTCATGATATTGCGACCACGGCGTATTGAGATTGAATACACGTTTGGAGTTAGATCAACTGTAGGAATAACTACGTCAGATGCACCGAAAGTATTGACGCCGATAACGCCGTTGTCTGGTGATCCTATGACGAACCCTGCCCCGAATGTTGCACCAGAGCTAAAGTCGAAAGTAACCGCTATCTGTGCAGGTAATGCCATTACTCAAAGCCACCAGTTCTACGGTTCACGTAAGTCTGGTTGCCTGTTGAAAGGCTCTGCTGCATGAGGTTCTTAGCAATGCTGTTGGTCAAGTCTCCATCGCCTGTAATCTTTAACTCGATTACTTGAGGAGCCATTGCTGCTGCAACTACTGGTGAGAAGCCGCCTGATGCCCCTGCGCCTTGTGAGACTAGCTGAGAGAAAGAGCCAGATGCAGCCATCTCTGAGGGTGTAGGCATCGCTGCTGCTGAGGCTGTAGTGCTTGGCACATTAGGTGCAGTAGTGCCTGTAAGCACCGCTGCTGCCTTGCCTGCTAGGTATGAGAGGTAAGCATCTAAATACTCGAAAGGGTTTTTGGCATTGGGTAGAGCTGAGAGAAACTTAGCAAGGTTGCCTGTCGAATCTTGTGCAGCAAGAATCTGGTTAGTGAGTCTAGTTGCTAAATCAGAGTTGCCGTTAAGCAATGCCAATTGTGCCTGTAAGCGAATCTTATCTTCTTCAGAGAGCTTGCCTTTGAGTGCAGCCACGATTTGAATCTGGTCTAGGTCAAAGACTGTGCCAGCCTTCTTTAGAGCGTTCTGCTTCTTCTGCTCGGCTGTAAGTGCCTTCTGTGATGTGACTTGCTTCTTTGTAAGTGCTGCTAATTCCTTGGCTCGCTTGGCTGCTGCCGCTTCTGCATCGCGCTGTTGCTTTGTTCTAGCAAAGACTCCAGCAGGTGAGGCAGATCGTGCGCTCTTACCCCTTGCGTCATTACGAGCTTCAATGCCTGCTGCAAATTGACTTATCTTTCCATCAGCACCAGTTAGTCCACCGAATGATGTAAGAAAGTCAAGACCTTTGTAGAGCTTTACAACTGCGCCAATTGCTGTACCTGCTGCCTTTGTGATGCCGTTGATGCCTTTAGCAATGCTGTCAATAGCTTGAACTGCATCTGCTGTAGAACTGCCTCCGCCTAGTCTTGCAAAGGCATCTACTAGCCCTGCGCCGATTGTCTCCTTAGCGTTCTCACCTGCAAGGGTAAGGGCATCAAGCTTGAAGGAAGTGGTCTCAAGGTAAGCCTGAGCAGAGCCAGCAGACTTAGCAAGGACAATGCCTAGAATCTCATTGAATGATTTAGTTTGTAGTTCTGCTCTGGTAAGCCCTGTGTTGTATTTGATAAGTCCGCGAGTAACCCCCACATAACCTTTGTTCAAGTCCTCGACTACTGTGCCAAGTGCTACGCCACTTGCGCGGCTAATTTGAATGGCGTTGTTGAGCAGTTCTTGAGACTTGGTTAGTGATCCTGTAGTGGTAAGCAATGACTGAAAGGCTGGGCGTAGAACGTCATCTGCAATAGAGGCAGACTTCTCAAGGTTGCTAATAAAGGTTTCTACATCTGCCTTAAAGAATGAAAGCCCTAGATTATCGACTGCTGTGGCTAATCGCTTGGCTGCTGCTTCATCAGCTGCAAAAGCCTTAACTGCTGCCTTGCCATACGCAATCATGGCGGTTGCGCCAAGTGTCAAGCCAAGGGTGCGGCCAAGGCTCTTAATTCTCTTATCAAGGCTTGCAACTGACTTGTTAGCTTTGTTAATACCAGTAGCGTCAAGGGTGGTTGCAATTTGAATTGCTAGGTCTGTAGTTGCCATTAGTCCTTAGTCCTTGCTCTGAAAGTTTTGCCGCCTGTTGCTACGTTGGTAAGTGTTACAACCTTGTTGTTAGCAGACTCAATAGCCTTGACTACTGCTGCCGTGGTTCTGCCTTGATCCTCAGCCCAAGCCCTAAACATAAGGCGGCCTTTAGTCTTACGGGTTCTGCGTCCTGCGCTGTTCGATTGCTGTGAATCCAATAGAGGTGGCAACGCATCGATGAATTGACGGCCAGCATTAGGATTGGCGCTGCGGTTAATTTTCTTTCCTGATTCTTGCTGAGTGACGTATTCGCCATTGCGATAAGCAAGAACTTGTCTAGCTGCTGGCTGACCTTCTGGGTTTAGGCGGCCAGCAGTTTCATAAATAGCACCAGCAGCTGAACCGTTAAATATGCGAGCGACGCTTCTAAATCCTCGTCTGTTAGGCTTACCTGCTTTGGTTGAATAACCTAAGCCTTTTTTGATGGCGCTAGAATTATAAGCTCGGTTTTCCCAATCGCCCACAGCGTTAGCCCAGCCACTTAAAGGAGCAGCAGCAGGTACGAATCCCTTGGCGCGACTGACTACCTTGCGCAAGTGTCCAGAGATTTCTTTCTGGGTTTCCTTGGCTAAGTCTGGTGCATAATTCTTCAAGGCTTTTCTAAGAGCGACCGCGCCTTGCAGTTCTACTGGCATCGTTTCGCTCCTTTGCTAAATCCTTGAGCACATCTACATGTGCCTTGAACGCCATCGGCGGTAGTTCGACAATGGTTTGGAAGGGAACTCCATACTCGTAACTCAATCGAGCTGCGAGATAGGTGAGGGAGTTCCGATCTACCCTAAAGGGTCAGACTCTAAGACCTCAACTGACTTGAGGGTCTCAAGGAATGTTTCCCCGAAAGGTTTGACTGTTTCACCCGAACGTCTAATTGCTTCCCAGCAGAGCCAGTACACGTCTGACTGCTTCTGATCTTCAATCAAGGCTTTATGAAAGCCCTTCTTGGCGTACTGCTCGAAGGAATACTCAAGAACGGGAGTTATCTCAAACTCCTGCACTTGTCCGTCAGCCCTTGTTACTTTGAGTTTTGCCATTTTAGCCCCTGACTTAGTTTGTTAGAAAGTACCTGTTGTAGCAACTGCCACAGTACCAGAGACGTTCATTGTGAGGCTCTGTGTTCCAAGGTCACCGACTGCGCCGTTAATATCTGTAGTGTTGTTGATAAGGCATGTAGCTGTATAGAGAGGGTTAGTCGCTGATACTGCTGTTCCCTTTGACTGAAGAAGAACTACTGTTACGTTAGTTCCCCAAGCAGCCTGAAGTGTCTGAAGGACTGAAGCTGTTGCTGTGTCGTTCAGGAAGTCAATTGTGATTGAAGATGCTTCAAGTCCCTTTACGAACTTGTGTCCTGAATCGCCCATTGCTGTTACTTCTAGTTCATCGAAGTTGCGGTTGAGTGTTACTGATGTAACGTGGTCTGATAGATCGACGGTATTAACCTTGACGCCTACCAAGTTGCTTAAGAATACTGCCATTTAGGTTATTCCTCGTCTTTCTTAGATGTGGGTTGTGGTGCTGACTTTGTTGCTGGTGGAAGCTGACCAATCTTGATTAGAAAGTCGGCTTGCTCCTTTGTCCAATCGTCCATCGATTAGCTCCATTCCGTAAGGGTACTGATTGCAATGTCGCAAGTCAGTAAATCTCCAGAAGCGATTGACAACACGCTTGGCGCGCTGACGCTTCCTACGTTAAATACAATGCTTGATGCTTCCAGAAGAGCGAACACTCGAATTACATCGGCTTCAATGCCAGCAAGGTTGCCTTCATTATCAAGAAGAGGCACAATAATGCTCAGGCGAAAGTTAGCCATAGGTGCGATTGCTGTGTAGTCATTATTGGTAGGCACAATGTAAGGATCACTGGGAGTGACAATCACGCTGTTAGCAATAGGAGTAGCAGGAGGAAATGAGAATACTGAATACTTTGAGTTATCCGTCAAAGCTGCTGCAATTGAGGCGCGTAGTGTAGTTATCGCTGGCATCAGCCAACCATACTTCTGGGGTCGAGATAAGGGCTTAGTAATCCTCTGACGCGAGATACTAGCTGTGAGGACATGGCATACATATTGCCTATTGATCCGTCTGGCATCATGCCGTTGCCTGAGTTGGTCTGACGAGAAGTCCAAATAGAGACGCAGACCATAAGGCTTGCTTCTCTAACTGCTGGAATTGTTGCATAAGTATTCTGTGTAACGCCTGACACAATGCCATAAGGAACCGTTGGGTGATACTCCGACGCTGTAGGGCTACCAGTTACAGCATAGGTTATTGAATAATTATCGACAGCAGTAATTGTCTTAGTGCCGTTAAAAGGAGCTGAATTTTTAGTTACTGTTACAGATTGCCCAACGTAATAAATATCTTTGACTGGCTCATTAAAATAAAGAGTTCCCTCTGTGGTCGTGTTGCTGTGCGCTATATTGTAATTCTCGTTCTTCCATAGAAAGGGCAACAAGGCGTCATCAGCTGCATCGCAAACTTCTTGGATTGTGGCGTCTGCATAAAGACTACCAACGCCAAGTGCTGCTTTAAGTTCTGCCACTGTGGTGATGCTCATTGTTATCCTTTCTAAAGACTCAGAGGGACTGCAAGGGCTCTGGCAGCCCCCCTGAGTGACTTAGTGTGGCTTACGCCTTGTTATTCTTAAATGCGCCTGCGCCGACCTTGGTAGCAATTGCTCCATAGCCGTAGTAGCCGATTGTTACCTGTCCTGTTGCAGTTGTTTCTGCGCGTAGGCGGTAAGTTGGTGACTCGTACCATGTGTACGCATCTGGATTAACGATGAGAATTGATCCATCTGTATCAGTACCTGAAGCTGTGTTAGGTGTGACGTAGAGGTTAAGACCTGCAACGTTACCCTGTAGGGCTGTAGGTGTGACTGCTCCGCCTGCGTTCTGTGGCTGTGAAGCTGTGTAGATTGGACGACCTGCATCGTTAAGTGTCATGATGTTAGACCATTGTGAAGTGTTAACAATCATGTTACGAGCGAATGGATTTGATAGGCCAAGTGTTGCGTTATAAACAGAAGCTGCACCGCGAGCAACTACACCGAGAAGTTCGGCTGCTGTTGGGTAAGTAACTGTTGTGGTTGCATCGAGTGATGCACCTGAGATGATTGCTGCGTTAACTGCTGCATCTGTAGCCTTTGCATAAGCTGCGCCCATGTTGCGGACAAGCTCATCAAAGAAGGCTGGTGATGTACGATCTAGAAGTTCAACAGAGAATGTCTGTTGTCCAGCGTACTTCTTAACAGTTACTGACAAGAAATCTGATGTCATATCTGTGTCTTGGAACGCATTACCTTGTGCAGTTTCAGCAACGGCAGGCATTGCTGTGATTTTTGGAATCTCGAATGTCATACCTGCATCTGGCAATACTCCACGAGAAATTGCTTCGATTGAGGGACGAATTGTTGTGCCAAGTGGGTTGATGATTTCTGACAATTGGCGTGTTGGAACAAGTCCAGGGTTGTTTACTGTGCTGTCTGCTGCGACTAGGTACTGACGAGCTTCTTCATCACCTAGTGCTGCGCGGATTGATTGCTCTGCATACTTTGCAGCTGTTAGTTCAATGCGTGGCTTTGTGTAAGCCATTGCTGTTACAGCAGGGCGAGCAGCTTCAACTGCGGCAGCCTCAACTGTAGGTGTTGCTTCGACTGCTGAAGTGGTTTCTTCCACGGTGGCTGTCTCGCTTTCTGTTGGTTGGTTGGGTTCTTCTACAGCAGATTCTTCCGCTGCAATATCAGTAACCTGAGCAGACTTAAATGCTGGCTCTGTTACTAAACTTACTTCGACCAATCGAGCAGCCGACACATAGGTCACGCCGTCCTTGATCTTGGACTTAATTACTTCTGCGCCGATGCTCAAGCCCGACTGCAATCCTTCTTCTGCAAGGATTAGGGCTTCTGTGCCACGGGCTGAACGACTTACAGAAAATACAGCGTCAATAGAGTTCTCTGACTCGCTAAATGAAACGCCGCGACCTAAAGGCTTCTTGGCATCGTGCTGGCTGAGAAGTTTGATTGACTTAGGGTCTGGAATCTCAATTGAACCAGAGGCAAAGATAACCTTGCCCATGTTTGTTGATCCTGCTTCGACATTGAGAGGGACAATCTTGCCTGAGATTGTGCGGCTTGCTGAGTCTGCTGTGAGCTCTGCTGAGAAGGTGATTACTTGATTCATTGCATACCTTGGCTTCCATTAGGTGTTAGGTCTGTCATTTCCATTGCTTGCTCCTGAGTAATGAGTTGTAGGTCAAGGAGTTCGCGGATAATCTGTAGCTCCACAAGTGGGTCTGTGCGGAGATAATTCTTGTCAATATCAAACTTAACGATATTGCCACGGGCTGTAATGTCGTCCATAGATAGACGATCTTCGATAGCCGATACGAAAGGCTGCAAAGATAGCGTAAGGAACTGCTTGCGCTCGTCTTGGACGTTGGCATAAGTCATGGTCGTGTTCTGGTCTGCTGAGACATAATATGGAGGAACGTTGCAGAGGCGAGCAATCTCAGTTGCAAGATTCTGAATAGCCTCGTTATACATCATGTCCTTAGGAGAAAAGCCAATAGTTTGCGCGTCTAAAGTAGAAGTAAGATAAGCAGTTGATCCGTTCTTGCGAGCATTTTTCCAAGAAGCAAGAAGTCCAGAGACTTCGCTTGGTGGCAGGTCAGCGCCAGAATTTTTTAACACCATGGTGGGCATCGGCGTGGAGGCCGCTACTACAGAAGCCTTCTGCACATCTAAAGCTGCTCGAATAGTTGAAACGCCTGTATTCAAGATTCCATCATTAAGTGATTGGAATGTAATTAGAGAACCAAGGCCGTCCATTGGAAGTGTTGTGCCATCGACTGCGTAAGACTTTACGAATACGTTGTCCCTATCAAGTGTGGCTGTTACTCGGCTGTTAGCAATCCACTCAAAACGAGATGGGCGGCCATCTTCCTGATAGGTCTCAACAACTTGCCAGAAGGCTTGCCCGTAAAATAGAAGTGAATCAACTGTGTAAGCAATGGTTACAGATCGTGGCTGTGAATAAGAAGGCTGGTCAAGCCAGAGCGGCTTGCCTAATTCTTCGCCTGTTGATTTCTTGTAAAGCTCAAGAGGAATTGTGCCAATCGTTCCCGCTAAAAGGTTTCTGCACCTAGCCAACGCTGGAACGCCAAGTGCTTCTGTGCGTCCGACATAGGCAAACTGAAAGGGCATTGCATAGGGAGAATACTCACCTAGAACTTGCGGAGCATATTGCGCTTCAACGATTTGTGGCTTACGCGAAAAGAGACCCATAGAGGGCAATTATACACTACATATAGATTATTCTGAGTATATAGCCGCTACCTGTTGTGGTTTGATTAACTGATGGACAACCATGGCGGTAGAGATTGCACCTGATACATCTCCAGCACTCTTGCGTTTAACAATTCGCCACGATGAGTCATTGGTCTTAGCTGCGCAGTTATTCATCTGCTGAACCCAGTTCTCTTGCCCTGAGTGAACCAGTCTGTGATTGACCAAGGCATCTAAGAGATCACCGCAAGCCTGATAGAAGGCAGCACCAGAGATATCCATTGTCACTTGTCCAGCGTTAGTCAGGCGGTCGCTGATTGATTGTGCCGTGTATTTGTCGTAGCAGATTTGTCGAGGGCGATACTGGTCAGCCCAGCCTTTAATGTCAGCTGCAATTCTTAGATCATCAACGCTTATTTGACTTTCCCACGTCTGGAGAATCCCAACGCCAATTCTGCCGTCAGGCAATA